TTTGTACATCCTACACCAGGCACACAAGTATTCAACCTTCGCAAAGGTGAATCAGCAAAGTACCCGCCAATCGAATCGAAAGAGTATTTGATGTGGCGCCTAGCACAGAGTTATTAAAATGAAATATGTAATTGACATTGACGGAACAATTTGCAAAGAAGTAATTATACCTAACAGTGGTGGCAAAAAAGACTATGCTAATCATATACCAATGCCGGAACGCATTGCTAGAGTAAATGCATTATACGATGCAGGACACACAATCAAATATATGACAGCAAGAGGTTGTGTAAGTGGCGTTGACTATTACGACTTAACCAAAAATCAATTGGATAGCTGGGGCGCAAAGTATCATGAACTTAGTGTAGGCAAAAAAGAAAACTACGATATTTGGATTGACGACAAAGCGTTTTGGAGTGAAAACTTCTTTCGCGAAACAGGAGAAAGCTACGAATGATTGAGAAATTAATTTACGGTGCCGCTGCAATTATCTTTATTGCCGGCGTTGGCTTTTACTTACAGTATATCTGGAGTGATTGCTTGAATGAAAATAACGTATTAACTTGCATGAGGATGCTAAACAAATGAGTAGATTTATTGCAGCAATGGATCACAGTGGTGGAAGCACAGGTGGCGTACTAGAACGCTACGGACAAGAATACACAGAAGCAGACAAGATGGAGAAAGTTCATGCTATGCGTTTACGAATGGTCGGAAGTCCTGACTTCAACGACAAAAACATCTGGGCAGCAATCCTCTACCAAGACACAGTCACACGTGGCATGGTTAACATCTTGGATGAAAAAGGTATTGACACGTTCCTAAAGATTGATAGTGGTTGTGCAGAAGATGGAACACTCAAACAGTTTCCAGTAAAGCAAATGCTAGAATGGGCTACTAACGGCATTGGTCCTAAAATCTACGGCACTAAGATGCGTAGTATTGTACACGGTACAGGAATGGTACATCCTGTACTCAAACAACAGTTTACACTTGCTCGTACTATTTGGGACTATGGGCTTGTGCCTATTATTGAACCAGAAGTACCCATTGATCATCCTATCAAAGCTGAAGTTGAGGACGCTCTTATGTATCACTTGCAAGAGTTCTTAGATGAATATCCAGGCAAATGTATTCTCAAACTAACACCCCCGGAAGTACCTAACTTGTATCACAACCTTACAGTGTTCCCTAATGTAGAACGTGTTGTGTTCCTAAGTGGTGGATATGCTACACAAGAAGCATGTCGCAGACTATCAATGAATAACGACATCACAGCAAGTTTTAGTAGAGCGTTAAGTGAAGGACTAGCACATTCGCAAACAGATGCAGAGTTTGACGCAAAGTTGTCACAGAATATTAAAATGATAACAGGTGCTACAATTTAACACACCTTGTACGGTTGACTTCTGTGTTTTTTTATGCTATATATAATACACACCAAAAGACACACAGGAGAAAACTATGAAGAATCCAAAACCCATTGGTTGGGCAACCACACTATCAGAACTTGTAAATATTCCACGTGAAATGTGGGACAGTGTTATGACAGTTGAAAAGTCACCACTACGCAATTTAGACCCTATGGTAGGACATATGATCTTTCAGTGCCTATTCTTTATTTGGTCAGGCATCTTTGCTCTTATGGTAGGAAGCTATATTGCCTTTGGACTTAGTGCAGCATTCCATATCTTGTTGATTAGCGGCATTACAATTACGGCTGTAACATTCCGCCAAGCAGAAAACAATCCGAAAAGATTAGACAAGTATATTAAAGATAATATTATTAATAGCAGAGGTGTTGGAGGCGAGCATGAGTGAACAAACACAATATTGCACAACCAAAGGCTTAGGCTGGGCATTCTTGATTATCATTATTATGATGGTAGGTTTACCTATACTTGGGTCAGCTATTGCTTATCCAGACAACTGTAAGCAAAGTATTCTTATTCCTTGTTTAGGTTTAGAATGACAGACAATGAAGTAAGAGCAGCCGCTCAAAAAGAAGCGGAAAAAACATTCGAAGGCTTCGTATTATGGAGCAAGCGAACTACATATGCATCAATAGCATTTTTGTTTATTGTAGCATCATGTAACTTTGGGGTAGAGGACGACACCTACCCTGGCTATAATGGCGAACAATACAATCCGTTAGGAGTTTGGTGATATGAAACCTAACAAACATTTTGATTTGTCAATTCGTGACATTGAAGTAATTGAATCAGCACTAAGAGCAAAAGCCGGTCGAAGAGGCATGGCAATTGCACAAGGTGATGTATCCACACAACTGCATGATGAAATGATTGAAATACAAGCACTGTTAGGTAGAATACACAACCAAAAGAATTGGTATAGAGCTAACGACGGCACATTTCAAGGCGGCGGATAACTGTTGCAAAGAGAACACACTTTCGATAAAGATTCACCTAAACGGTTGCACTTTTAACGTAGTATGTTATAAATAAAACAGTGAAAGGGCAAGCGACCAACTTGCCCTTTACTTTATGAACACATAACAAAACAAGAAGGAAATTATTATGCGCAACGTATTTATTACAACAATCGCAACACTAGCAATTGCTGGTGTAGCACATGCAGAAGGCACAGCGCCAGCAGCAACTGGACCTGTTATTTCAGGTGAAGTATCACTCGACTTTGCTGAAACAGCTGGCGACAAAATTGGCGGAACAATGGGTCTTGACCTAGGTGTAGACGTAAGTGGAATGGCAACTGTAGATTTAGACTTTAGTGCAACAGACGGCAACTCTGTAACATTAGACAACTGGACAGTTGGTACAACAATGGGTACTATGGCAATGGCATTTGGTGATGACAATGGTGTAATGCCAGGCGCTGAAGGTGAGCAAACACTAGCAGCACCAGCAATGACTGAGTCACTACAAGTAACAACAGGTGCAGTAAGTGTAGCAGTTGGTCTTACAGACTGGACAACAGACATCACAGACGTAAGTAATGTACAAGGTGCATACACATTTGGTGACGTTATTTCTTTAACAGCGGCAGCAGACTACAACATGGACAGTGAAAACACTGTACTAGGCGCAGGAGTTAGTGGCATTGATCTTGGTGTAGCGACACTAGGTGGCGCAGCAACTTACGACATGGATGCAGAAGTATTTGGTTACGAAAGTGTAGTAACAACAGGCGGAATCACAGCATACCTAAACGGTGACGACACAGATGCACTACAAAACATCGGCGGTGAGTATGAAGTAAATGTAAATGGTGCAACATTTACAGCAGGTGCTAACTATGATGTAGATGCAGAAGACTTAACACCAACAGCAAGTTTATCGTTTAACTTCTAAATATAACTGATATTGTATCAAAAGGCAGCTTTAGGGTTGCCTTTTTTTATGACTAAATAATGATAGCATATAAAGGGCAGGGCAAATGCGAGAAAAATTACGCAAATGGTTTAACGTCGATAACATTATAGACGCAAGTGTTGACCTGTTTTTAATACTGTTTGATGTGCTTAGTTCGCCTATCCTAATTGTAATGAGATTGGCACGTTTTGTAATAGGTAATTATCTGTTAGGCGGCGTAAAGAACAAAATTAAGCGAGTAGCACATTGGACAGAAGGCAAGCATATACTAATACAAATTTTAGTATGGACACTTATAGTATGCGTAGGAGTAGTAATTCTTACATTGATGTGGCTCTTCGGAACAGCGTTTGGAGAGTTCATAATGGAAGAATGGGGCGATCAAGCATTAAACTTAGATGAATAAACAACGAGGGAAATAAAATGCAACAGAATGAATATGATGTAAAAGTCATTAAAGTAGTAGACGGCGACACAGTAGACGTAGATATTGATCTAGGTTTTGGTGTAACACTAACAGACGAACGTGTAAGAATTATGGGCATTGATACGCCTGAGTCACGCACAAGAGATAAAGTAGAAGACTTGTTTGGCGAAGCGGCTAAAGCAAGACTGAAAGAACTTATGAAGGATGGTGGTAAACTTATTACTACTGAAGACCGTAAGGGAGAAGATATGAAAGGCAAGTTCGGACGTATCTTAGGAGACTTCAAAGTAGATTACAATGGCGAAATGAAACGTGTAACTGAGATTATGGAAATGGAAGGACATTGTGTTCCTTACTTTGGCGGATCAAAAGACGACACACAGGCTGCACACATGGCAAACCGTGAACGTTTATTAACCGAAGGTGTAGTAAGTCGTGAAGACTATGACGCCGCAGTTGCTAAAATGGCAAAATAAAGGTTGACATTCAACTAAACTCCTGCTATATTACTTAGAGTAGAAACATTAGCAGGAGTTTTTTTATGACAATGCAACTAGTTGGTCCTTATATGACCACCACTCGTTACAATCGTAAACAGAAACAAAGCAAGAGTAAGAAGCTACAAAAAGCACAAGCCGAACACGAGCAGTGGCTTGTAAAGATGGGTGTTGGCAAAAGCAAAGCACAACATACAAATGAAATACCCAACTACAAAACACGTGACACAGTACCACTAGGCAATAATATTGCAGGACATGGTCCAGCAAAAGAGTCTATGGTGTATTCAGGCGAACGTCAGTTGCTTGGAATTGCAACTATGCATAAAAGTAATATGGTACCAGTATTCGCAGACCGTAAAGAAGATGCAAAAGACATCTCGAGTATGCGTAGATAACAAAACAATCATTGAGGTAGAACTATGAAACATTTTATTACGGCAGCAATGCTGCTTTTCGTAACTGGTCCAGCAACGGCTCAGAATTTTGAATTGGAAAAACTATTTCCACAAGTACAGTGTATGGCATTAAACGTATACTACGAAGCAAGAGGAAGCAACCTAGCAGACAAGGCAGCAGTAGCAGATGTAGTGTTGAATCGTGTAAATGACAGACGTTATCCTAATACAGTTTGTGAAGTAGTTAAGCAAGGAAAGCAAGACAGTAACGGAAATATGATACTTAACAAATGCCAATTCAGTTGGTATTGCGATGGAAAACACGACAGACCACAAGACGCTGATCGATGGGCAGAAGCACAATCAATTGCATGGAATATAGTTGAAGAAAACAAATTCCGTGGCATTACAGAAGGTTCTACACACTACCACGCTACATATGTTAATCCACGCTGGGCTAAGACACTACAACTAGTCGGAAGAATAGGTGCGCATATATTCTATAGGTGGGAATAGGCTAAATACTACACGATGATTTTAGGTTTACTAGTTTTAATAACTGCACTATGTATTAGTGCCGTTGCAATATATTATTCGGTCAGCGGATTAGTAGCAATTTTTGCTGCCGCTGCCCTTCCCATTGTTATTATGGGAGGTGCTTTAGAAATAGGCAAGTTAGTTACAGCAGTGTGGTTGCACAAGTATTGGCACAAAGCACGTTGGTGGTTAAAATACTATCTAGCAATTGCTGTGGTTGTACTGATGTTTATTACAAGCATGGGTATCTTTGGCTTTTTAAGTAAAGCACATATTGAACAAACTAGTGCAGCCAATGAAGGTGTTGCACAAATAGAACGTATCGAACAAGAGCTTGTAAGACAAGATGCAGTTATTGTTCGTGCAAGAGAACGTATCGCAGAAGCAGAAGCAAGTGTAGGCGCCGGCAACAATGCAGTGCAAGAACAAATTGACAAAGAACAAGGCAGAATTGACACAGCCTATGAACGTATACAGCCTGCAATTGACGAACAGAATACAATAATTCAAACACAACTACAAGCACTTGAAGATCAAGTAAATGTGTATGAAGAAGAACTAGTTAGTTTGGATGCTGATTTACAGCGTTTAAATGGTGTAGTAGAAAACTACAGAACTGAACTTGTCGATACAAGTGTAGCAAGTATTGAAGCACAAGTGCAGCCATACAACGATCAAATTAC